GGAGACAACAATAAACATCGTTCTCGATTCAGCGCATGATATACGGCGTCAATTTGATGTTGGTGCGGATCAATTGGTTTACCAGCAGCAACCAATTTCAAAGTTTTCATATAGTTACAAACATCATCACGAGTCCATCTGTCTTGTTTTTCTGCGAACGAAACACCTACCCAATAATTGCGTTCGGCAGCAAATGACTTTATATAATCAAGTAGTCCGCAGTATATTTCTTGTGAGTGTTGATTGTATAACCTAATTTTACCGTCCCACATTCTGCTGCGGTAAGCAGGCATAAATTGAAATCCAGGTACTTTAAATGTAAAAAAATCTGATAGTTCTTGTGTAACTCCTTTACTACCACAATCCACTTTCAAATACACAGAATTTTTTTTACTAATAATAATGCTTTCCATATTACTAGTATTTATGGTGTCCATTGTTTTCCCCTAACGCGCACAGAAACTGATTGAACTTGAAACACCACTCCCGACCACAACGCGCACTTGATTCCCGCTTCACAAAGCATTTGCCATCCTTGCTCTATGCTTGCTCGTTTAGGCATCTCTGTATCAGGTGCATATATGTCTAGCATTTCTCTATGAGCAACTACTTGAGTGATTCCTGCTTGAATTAGTCCTCTGGCGCAGTCTACGCACGGAGGAAGAGTTACATATACATGACATCCTATAGTAGACAATACGCTGTGACAACATCGATACAAAGCATTTCTCTCAGCGTGTTCCATATAGATATTTTTTTCAAAAGAATCATTGAGTCTGTTTTGAGTGTGTTGTAATCCTTTTGGTATATCATTGAATGCTCCTGCAATTACCCCCATAGTGGGATGCACAATGACACATCCAACTTGGGTGGACGGATCGGGACTGTGTTGAGCAAATCGATATGCTTGCTTCAAATACGAAGCATACACCGCTCCTTCTCCAACAAATCCCGTAATTGTTTGCATCATGCTCCGTGTGTAAATTTTTTCCAATCAATTGCACTACGAATATTCCAGTGTAGATTTCCTACCGCCTTAATGACGCCTGTGAGGAATTCAACCTTCTCTTCAGAGAATGCAAGTTTGGTCAGAATGGTTGTTATATCAGCATCGCTTTCCAAGTATTTGTCAATATCTTGCCGCAGAATCTTCAGGTGGAATGGTTCCCATCCAAGTTCGGTAAGACGCTCTTCGCTCATTCTGCCAGAGTAGTATTCCCACTTGTCTCGCTTCATCGCAGACAGATCTAGTTTCAGTTTGCGAAGAATTAATTTTTCGTCCATCAATAAATTTAAATATTTAGAGTGCAACTGTGGCACCAATAAAGATGCGATGTCGAGTTCGGTTGGATCAATGGTCAAGTCTTTTTTAACCATGTCACGGAGTTCTTCTAGTTTCATTATGAAAGCATACCTCAAACGGCAAACAAGTCAAGCCGATTCTACTGTAAAATACTCAAATGCAAATGTAGTGGTCGCGGTCATTGCCTCGGGATTATCTGTGCCACTATCAAAATCCAAAGAAGATAGTTCTTTTGGGAACATATTATGAAACTTGAACTTGCGAACCACATTGTTGGCACTACTAAACACAAACATGATACCTTCATCTAGTTGTGATCCTGATTCTCGTATCATATTCTTTGCAAATGGTCTAACAGATTCCCAATCATCTACCACACGCAATGCCTGCAACCAATTGTATATTTCTAGCCAGTTATGCATGGTTTCGTCCACCAAAAACTTGATCTGTAAATCTTCAAACGCCAAATTTTGAGAGGGGAGTTTTAGGGTTCTTCCACTGCGAGGATTGTTGGTAGAAACTTCTGTTACAGATACACCTGGAATATTTGCTGTCTGACAATTATAGATGACGCCTGGAATACGCGACATCATTAATTTGAATGATGTGGGAAACAGGTAGTTTTCTACTTGAGGTTTACTGTTATCAAACTCGGACATCGTTCCTCCATATTATGTATCCAAAAAGAAAGCAGGGAGGATTTCTCCTCCCTGCCAGTTTGGTTTTAGTAACCCGACAATCAACCAGCGATATTGGACACAGCAAAGATACGGAAGTATCTGTTGTTGCGAGCCAGCGCAGTTATTCCACCGATGTTGATATCGATGATTCCATTTGAAGGCGATACATTGTACGGGTTGGTTGCCATGCCGTAACGGGTCTTGAACGCGATCTTGGGTTGGAAGGTATTAGGATCAGTTGCACGCACCATCTGTAGCGGCACATATGGGCAGTAGAACAGACCTGCATCGTATGGGTTGGAGCCCTTGTATCCAACCAAGCAGTAATCTGCGGTCACGAACGGATCAACATAAACTTTAATGCGACCGTTCAGAGTACCCACAAACAGATCACCTGATTCGTCTGGCATTGCAATGCTGTTACCGTTGAACGGGCTGTTATAATCCAATAGTCCAGCAAGCGAAAGAGCCGATGCAACATTGGTGCTGCATACGAGGAAGTTGCCCTTGCCACGACGAGTTGCACGAGAAATTGCATTTGCTTCTTGCTCGATGCGGTAAACCAAGTACTTGAAGCGTTCCACCATCCAACGACCGTTTCCTGTGTTGTTAGCACTATTGTCTACGGTAGCACCTGTAATGGCCGTGAGATAGGCTGTACGAATAACTTCGCGGTTGATTTCACCAAGAATTTCTGTCGAAAGAATATTCGCCAATTCTGTCTCAGCGTCAAGCCCGTGAACGGTCTTGAGATCTTGTGCGAGTTCTGTGGTGTACTCGGCCTTGAGAGCACGGGCCTGTGCGGTTACCGATCCCTTGTCGATGGTGAATGCCATCTCCGAGAATGGAGTATTAGTCTCTCCGCGCTTTTCAAGTTGAGCAGAAGTCATACCACCACCAACACTGTAGTTAGACGCTAGAGGATCAGTGGTAGACCCGTTTACACCGTAACCACCACCATGAACGCGACCACTATCACCATCACCGCTAGTTACTTCGGTGTCACCGGTGACACCACCATTTCCAACACTGCCGGATGTAAGGCCACTAGCGGCTGGACGAGCACCAGAGAAATCGGTATCAGGTTCGTCGTATAGTGCTTCCCCACCAAGTTCTCCACCTGCAACATACTTCGAGCGCATAGCAAAGATGAGTCCTGTTGGACCGCTCATTGGCTGCACCGATGCGATGTCGTAGGCGATGATGTTTGGCAATGCTCTACGAACGAGCGAAATCATCACAGGAGAGAACGAAGCGATGTTACCACCCAATGAAGGTGAGCCTGCGTCCCCCGGTGCTGAAAGAGAATTTACAGCAACTTCTCTGAGATCACGCTCGGTGTTCTCCAGAAGAACTGCGGTGACATTTTTACGATACGAGTCCTTGATTTCACCTGCTGATGCGTGGTTTAGGACGGGCGCCCACTTTTCTGTGAGCATTGCTGCGTTTCCAATCTTTTCCATTTAAATCTCCTTTTTATCCTCGGATGAGGGAATTAGTTACGAAACTTTGAAAGTGTGCGAGTATATGCCTGCATTGTTGGTGATAGTAGTGCATCCTGTGATGCTGCTGAATCTTCTACGAGAGTATCACGAGTTTCTTGTACCGGAGTCTTGAGATAAGTTTCTTTCAGTACATTGAGTTTGGTCTTGAACTCATCAATCGTATCAAACTCAATGCTTTTTGAAAGTTCCTTTAGTTTCTCGACTTCAGACAGAGTTAGTCCATCAACTGACTCTGAAAAAGCAATTTTGGCTTCTAACTCTTCAATACGCTTTGCCTTTTCCATACCATTCACGATCTCTTCATTGACCTGTGTGGTTAACTCATCAATCTTGGTGTTTGCTGCTTCAAGCACATCCACCTTGTCTTCTGGAATGGTAATAAAGTTGTCGGTGAACAGATTGCGAAGACCCTCGATGAAGTTCTCTGCAATTTCAGCACGAAGACTACGCTCTAAAGCGATCTTGTTTTCTTTGTACCATTCTTCAACAACATACGATAGGTATTCGTCTACCTTTTCAGCCAGATCGGATTGCTGATTAGCAACTGCTTCTTCTAATGCTGCTTCGTAATGTTCTTTAATTGCTGTTTCACGCTCTGCGATAACTGCACCAAAGATGGTTTCAATCTTGGTCTTAAAGTCTTCTGAAAGTTTTTGACCATCAAAGAGAGGAGCCAGATGTTCCTTTATCTTCGTTGGTTCAGGTTTCTTGGCCTCTTCCATCTTGTTTTCGCAATCATCACACCACGGAAGATCATCGTCTTCTTTGCATGAGCATTCCTCTTCTTTTACAACCTTCTTGGCCTCTTCCATGTCTTCTTCGTCTTCGTCTTCATATTCTTTTTTCTTTTCCTTTACAATCTTTTTGGACTCTTCCATGTCTTCTTCGCAATCATCACACCACGGAAGATCATCGTCTTCTTTGCATGAGCATTCCTCTTCTTTTTCTTTTACAACCTTCTTGGCCTCTTCCATCTCGTCTTCCTTGCCTTTCTTGTTCTTCTTCTCTAGCCAGAGGGGAAGTTTACCTTCATTAGTAGTAAGTACTGCCTCTATGTTTTCACGCAGGGTTTTTTTCACAAAGTCTGTAGGATTGCTCATTTGTTGTCTCCTTTTAGGTAATGAAACCGCATCTATTTATGCCTAATCTGTTTTTCACAGGCTCCGCAAGAAGGCATTAAATGCTTGCAGTTTTGCCTCGTTCAAGTTGATTTTGGGGGTGCGCTTGATGGTGTCGCGTATATTCTCAATCTGACGCCAATTGCCATTTTTAAGAATCCATTCTTTATCTTCCATGACCCCCTCTACGAAAGCGTTGGGAGCAGATGGGTCTGCCACAATATCTACTGCTGCCAGGTTGAAATCTGCTTGCACCTCATTAATGCCATCTTTGGTGGTTTTCAATGAACCCACACCACGAGAAGATACACCGAATTTTACACCTTCGTCAATCATGTTCTTGACGATTTTACCATAAGGGGTATCCATGACTTTGGCACGCCCCCAAACATTCTTTCCATCAATTTTCATCTCTTTGATGATATGAGATACGCGATCAAGATTAAGTTGAGGTCCTTCAGGATGCCCTAATTCTCCCATGGCGCGATTAGATTCCACAAATTCTTTGTTATAGCGCATGGCTTCTTTAACTAGTATTGCGTTGGGATATACACGGCCGTTACGATTCTTAATATCAGATTGCATGAATACACCTTCAATAAAGTAAGACTTTTTGCCTTCTTTCTCTTCGGTGATGATCTGAATATCATCTGTGTGTTCGGTAATGAGTTTCATGTATTTTTCTTCTCTTTCTTCTTTTGGTTACGAAGAATTATAAAATCTTGACTATCAAGTTCTCCATTTTTATTTTTATCCAGTTTCTTCTGCTTGTCTGTTAGTTTTTCTTCTTCCTCAATTTGTTCATCGCATCCACAATTACCTTGTATGTTTGCTTCAGAACAGGGACTATAAGTTACAGATGCAAGACAACGGCGTTTATCTTCTAAAAACACTTTGGCTTTTTGCATTAAAAGTGTGGTGATGCTTTTCTTGGCGCCGATGACATTCTCGCCTATTATTTGAGATAAGATAGTTTTGCCTGTTATCATTGTTGTTCCTTTTAAAATGTTCCACCATCAATGGTTTTATTAGAGAATTCTTCAGATCCCGCTAGAGTTGCCAAAGTACCTGTTGTATTGGGCAGCGTTAATGTGTTCGTTCCGCTCGGTAAGGATTGGATGTCACTATAGTGTGAACTATTTGATGCTGAATGAAGTCTAATAACATTACCCATGTGGATATTTGCTCTATTACCTGCATTAACTGAGAAAACTTCGTTGGTGTTTGTTGCATTACTCAATACACTGAATGCTCCAGCACTATCGTCCCATCCAAAGAATCCAATTTTGGAGTTTTCTCCATCATACCAACGGAATTCAATGCCGCGA